GGTTAGATAACAAATGGCAGGAGGAACTTGGTCACAAACCGAAAAACCGATACTACCTGGACTATATCTAAACTTTAAGGCTCAAGCACTGACTACAATTCAGCCGGGGTCTCGTGGAACCGTAGGAATAGTCGTGAGGGCACACTGGGGAAAAGAGAAAGATATAGTCGAGATAACGAGTGAAAGCGATTTGATAGAGAACTTTACAAGCGATATATCTGGAGGGGCTAATGCATATAATCTAATAAGATTGGTTCTTCTGGGAGGAGCGAAGAAGGTATTAGCTTATAGATTAGTAAGCTCTGCTGGAGCACAAGCGAGCGTGACACTTAAAGATACAGCTGACGCTAATATGATAACATTGAAAGCAAAATATAAAGGCGAGAGAGGAAATAATTTTAAAGTCACAGTATCGACTAATTTAATTGACAACACTAAGAAAGACATATCGATTTACGAAGGGGCAACACTCTTAAAAACTTTCACAGTAGGGTCAGGAGCAGATAACATTGTAAACGCAATAAACAATGATAGCACGAACAAGTGGATAGTAGCAGAAAAGGTCGCAAATGGAAATGGAACTTTAGCAAACGTGAGCGGTGCAACATTTACAGGAGGTAATTCTGGAATAACGGGAATAACAAATGCAGATTATGCAGAAGCGTTTAGCAAATTCGAGACGCAAAACTTCAATTCATTCGTTTTGGACGGTGTAAGCGATAGCGCTCTTCAAGCTTCTCTAAAATCGTGGGTTGAGAGATTGAGAAGCGAGGGGAAAGGAATAATTGCAGTGGTTGGAGGTAGTGCAAGCGACGATAAAGCAAGCGATGCAGTTGCAAAGGCAATCGCAAGAAGCACAGCATTAAACAGTGAAGGCATAGTAAACGTCGGCGTTGGAGCTTACGAGGGCACAACAGAATACAGTTCTGCAGAAATAGCATGCTGGGTCGCTGGATTGATAGCGGGACAAAGATTATCAGAATCTACAACCTACTCCGTCGCTCCATTCAGCGATGTTAATAGACGCTGGACTAAATCTGAGATGGAGCAAGCTATACAGGGAGGAGTATTCTTGCTATATCACGACGGAGAAAAGGTAAAGGTGCTTAAGGGAATAAATACACTAGTAAGTCTTAAGCAAGGACAAAATAATGCATGGAAGAAGATAAGGACGATAAGAGTAATGGATGCAATAAATAACGATTTACTGAGGACAGCAGAAGAGGCATATATAGGGAAAATAAACAACACAGCAGAGGGCAGAAATTCGCTGATTGGAGCTTGTAGGGAATACATGCGACAATTGGCACTCGGCGGTGTAATCGAGAGTGCTGGTTGGAATGTATATTTAGATCCTGACTATCCTAACCCCGAGGCTGACGAGGTTTATATTAAGTGGGAAGCACGTTTAACTGATGTCGTTGAGAAAATTTTTGGAACCTTTATTGTCAAGTAGGAGGTGAAAACTGATGGCACAAATAGAAGAATATGAAATTTTGAATGGAACATATGGAGAGGTGTATATCGAGGGAGAATACTTTGGGAACTTTAACGAAATAGAAGTGAAAATAGCAAACCGATATGGAGAGGTAATACTTCCGGGACAAAGACAAGTAAAACATAAATTATTGACATACGAAGCGACAGGAACATTAAGGGGTTTCAGTGTAGGATATGGCCCCGTTGATATCTTTGTAATTACTGATGATAATACACCTCCAGTCCTAACAATTGAAGCATACATAAAAGACCCCGAAGGATTTTTTGAGAAAAAGAAGAGGTTTAATAATGTGAAACCGACTAACTTTACAGTTATGGCATTTAAAACTGGAGAACTTGTTCCTGAGGAGTGGGAATTTTACATTGACGGTCCGATTGAGGACATTGAGTAAGGGGGGTAAAGTATGAGCGATGAGAAACAAGTAATTAATAATGAAGAAGAGGTCTTGCGAAAACTTATTCAAGCTAAGAATGAAATTCCTAAAAAGAAGGTTTTTTTAAAGCGGCTCGGAGTGGAAATAACATTGAGGGCGCTAAAGAGCACAGAGATATTTTATGCGAGGGAAAGGAGCACGATAAGACTCAAAAACGGGCAAGAGAAATTTGATAATGAAAAGTTTTATTGTTTAGTCGTTGCACAAGCTATAGAGAGTCCGAACTTAAAGGATAAGAAACTTCTTGAGGCATACAATGCAATAACCCCAGAGGAAGTTGTAAAAGAGCTTTTTCTATCGGGGGAGCTAATACAGCTTGCTGATATCGTGCTGGATATCTCGGGGTATAACGAGGAGATTGAAGACATAAAAAACTTATAAAGAGAGGGGGGTTGAGTTATGCTTTATATCTTTTATTTAGGTGGCATAACCTACTCCCTTCTCAGTTCTTCTCATTGTCCGTCGGCGAGCAAAAGTTTATTTTGGCTTCTCTTGAGATTGAAGTAGAGGAGAAGAAAAAAGAATATGACAAATGATTTTACATATATAGATATCATCGTAGACGTAAAGGGCTCTGAAGAGAGTGCTGAGAAGATAAAGCAATTAGAGGGGCGTGTAAATAATCTTAACAATACTATTAAAAGGTTGAAAAGTAATGAAGCAAGAGTAAATACAAGGTTAGATGACAAGATAACTCCCAAAACTGAAAGGATAAAGGGTAAGCTTCTTGAGCTTACTCGTAGATCTTTCGACGTGGTTATAGGTGTAAAAGACAAAGTAAGCGGAGCAATATCAACTATAAAATCAAAAATCTCATCGGCGTTTTCAATGCTTACTTCCCCTTTGGGGTTCATTGGGATGGGAGCATTTGCGGGTGGGGCTGGTGCGATGATGAAGGCATCTCTTGATGTTGCAGGGGAGGCGGAACAAGCACAAATTGCATTTAACACAATGCTTAGAAGCGAGAAAGAGGCTGGAAGATTTTTACAGGAGTTAGAAAAGTTTTCTATAGAAACCCCTTTTGAACTTCCGCAACTTCGTGAAGCATCAAGGCGACTTCTTGCTTATGGATATTCCGCAAAAGATATTATCCCAATTCTAAAAACAGTGGGCGATGCAGCGGCAGGTCTCGGGTTAGGTGCTGAAGGAATAGACAGAATAACGCTTGCAATAGGACAAATAAGGGCGAAAGCAAAACTATCCGGGGAGGAAATGAGGCAACTTGCGGAGACAGGAGTTCCGGCTTGGGGATATATTGCAAAGGCACTCGGGGTTTCTACACAAGAAGCGATGAAGATGTCTGAAAAAGGTTTAATTCCAGCAGAGAAAGCGATTGATGCAATACTGGCAGGTATGAGAAAAGACTTCGGAGGATTGATGGAAAAGCAAGCGAGAACACTGCAGGGGTTATTATCAACACTAAGGGATTTTGCAATGATAGAGATCTTCGGGGCATTCGGAGAAGGATTGAGGCAAGGACTTATGCCGCTTTTGACTAAAACTGTTGATTTACTTACTAAAAACGAGGATAAAGCTAAGAAACTTTCTGATGCTTTCACAAAGATAGGAAAAACGATAGGAGACTTCGTAAGCCGAAATGTAGAGAAAGTCTTAAACATAATAACGGAGATAACTGAAAAGGGGAAAAGCGTTGGAGATGTGGTGGTAGAAATAATTAACAAGATGCTGGACGGGATAAATAAAGTACTTGGAAGCTCTAAGATGCGAGAGATAATGACAAAAGTTGGGACAGCATTAGGAAAAGTCTGGGCAACCGCTTTATTCTCCGCTTTTAAATCATCAATATCGGAACTTCTAAAAGGAAACGTATTAGGAAGTTTATTCTCGATGGCAGTTTTCTCGTCAATCGGCGGGAATATAGTATTGAACAAGCTTGGAGGATTGGTACTCGCAGGGATCCCTAAACTGATCTCTAAGATTGGGATAGTATTGAACAAGCTTGGAGGATTGGTACTCGCAGGGATCCCTAAACTGATCTCTAAGATTGGGATAGTATTGAACAAGCTTGGAGGATTGGCACTCGCAGGGATCCCTAAACTGATCTCTAAGATTGGGATAGTATTGAACAAGCT